TATTTCGTATTGATTATAGTTTGGCATCTCTGCAATACGCCCAACACAGATACCAAATACTTTATTTTCTTCAGACTCGTCAGATCCAAACATAATCCAACATTGCATTAAATCTTTTTTTAATTGTTCCATCACCCAAGATGAATCTGCATACTTTCCAGAAAATGCTAAGGCTTCAGCTACCATAAACTCAGCAAGTGGCCAAAACTTTTCTATGTCTTTTGGTTCTAATGGTAAAATACTAACTAAAGGTTTAATTTGTTTTTTGTTTGCTGTCGCCATTTTTCTCCTTCAATAAATCAAATACTCTTTTGTATCTTGCTTGTTGTTCGTAGAAATATTTAGCGCCTTTCTCTCTCATATCTTTCATACTATTTGGATTTGCTCCAGCTATGATTCCAGCACCTAATACTCCATCTGCTCTTGTTACAAACTCTCCGTCCGCTAATTGAGCTAACATTGTATCTTCGTCTTTGTCTCCGTTTCCAGATCCGTCCTCTACATAACCTGATGCTCTAACATAATTGTTAGCATCATTTTCGTCATGAGAAACTTTTGATGGAAGATAGTTAATACCACCTTCATTAAATTTTTTTATTTCAGCTAGTCCACCAGTTTTTAATCTAGTTCTATTCATTGCATACGGACCACTTTGAAAGTCACCTCTGTTTGCAGGGTCAGCTTCTGGTGCATAAACTTTTTCATATGCTTTCTCTTGTCCTGTTGCAGGATCAATGTAAGTGTAACTAGGTCTTTGTTCTCTTAATGCTGCGTAACCCAAATTGTAACCTGGTGTGTAAATATCAGTTGGTGCTTGATCAAACGCACCTAAGGCAAATGGGATAGCTCCAGCAGCAAAAGCTACTTTTAATGGATCATAACCACTACCATCTTTTTTTCTAAAAATATCTAATAAAGATCCACCACCTTCGGTTTTTTCTAAATTTGTCATTGTTCTTGGATCTCCAACGATAGCACCTTCTTGTCCTATGAATTGTCTTCCTTGTGAAGATGGTGTGAACGGAACGACTTGTTGTCTTGGATTATAAGCCCCTGGTAAACCAGCTAACAAAGCAGGTTGGCTTTTAACAAAAGCTTTTGTTGCATCTGATCCTGGAAACATTGACATACCAGTAGAACCTAAAGTATATCCACCATAAGCACCTGCTGCACCGCCTAGTAACGCTCCTAATCCTGAAGCTCCAGATTGTCTTGCTTGTTGATATCCTTTGTAACCACCATATGCGCCTAACGCGTAGGGTAATAATGCTAGTGGATTCATATAATTACAATTCTCCTTTAAAGATCTTTAAATATGAAATATTATCATTTTACTTAGGTAATATCAACTCATCAGCAAAACGTCCTTGATATTGATGTTCACCTATATGAGCTATCGGGTCATCAATAAAGGCATGACATTTACCGCCTATTTCTCTCCATAATTTACAAAAAGAAAAATCCTCACCTAAGTATGTTTTAGTCTTTGGATCATGTATCGTATCAAAAAAATTCCACATATGAGGTTTATCTACATACTTACCATTTATAACTGTTTTTTGTACAATTTGTTTATCTGGGTAAGCTTTAATCATTTTGTCAAACACTTGTCTTTTAATTAACATACATCCTGTTGGACTGTGAGTTACTTCTATTACACCTCTTTCAACATTTACATCATTAGTATTTTCTATTTTCATTGGATAGGTGTGTAACCATTTTCTTATATCATCAGCTTTTTTAATCTCACCATTTTGCATTTTTCTAAAAGCTTTGTCCCACATTAAAGTCTTTAATGGGTAAGGTATTGAGATAACATCTTTATCTCTTTCAATCATTTTAAATATAGACTCTGCATTAAATAATATGTCAGAATCAATAAATAACATGTGTGTCATACCAGATTCAATAAACCCAGATACACATAAATTTCTACCCTGTGTAACTAAAGATGACTTCATAATTTGAAACGCAACTTGCACATTTCTTTTTATACATTCTTTTTGAAACTCTAATAATCCTTGAGCATAATGAATAGAACATTGGTCGTGTACGGGTGTTGCAACAAATACTGAATAAGGTGCTTCATTTAATTGTAACTTAGCCGGTGGCCGTTGTCCGTTATCCGTTTTCCACATAGGAGTAATTTTGTTTACTCCATCAACTATTTTAGGTCTAGGTTTTATTTCGCTCATTGATGGCTCCTCTCAAAAAGCTTTCCCATTCCATTCCCTTTTTATTCCAATTATAAAATCGTTTATAGAATAATTGTTGTTGCTCCAGGTGGTCTTGTATAAAATCTTCATGTAAATAACTTGCTGCAACTTTAATTGCTTCAGCAGTCCCTCTTGCCATCTGTTCAAAATCTTCTGTGTAATTTACGTATACAGGCCATTCTGCACAAGTTTCATATAAAGCACCATAATTATTAGTTACAACATGAACACCTGCAGCTAAAGCTTCAAGAGCAGATACACAAAATGTTTCTTCAAATATACTTGGATAAACAAACATATCATATTTATTTATATTAGCTTTTATATATTCATTAGTTTCGTAACCTATGTAATTTACATTTGGTAATTGTTTTGCTTGTTCGTATAAAGGTTTAAATTGTTCATCGTTTTGTTGTTTAAATTGATCACCATAAACTTGTGTAGATGAATAAACATCAAGTGTAATATTGGGATCTTTTATTTCTTGCATTGCTCTAAGTAAAACATTTAAACCTCTCCATGGTGTGCAATGATGAATTAATTTAATTGGTTCACCTTTTTTATATATTTTTCTTTGTGGAAAAAAATCAACAGCATTTTTTATTACGACAGATCTTTCTGTTGGTATATCAAAGAAGTATCTAAACTTTTCATAATTCCAATGTGAGTTAAATACATACCAATCATACTCTTTATGTCTGTCTTTGTTACCAAAGAACTCTTGTAAATTGGGTTGGTCGTATGAATTCTTTTGCCAAAGAATATTTACTTTGTTTGGATCGATTGGAACTTTGCCAGGAACAGAAGTACATATTTGTACTTGGTCTAATAATTCTTTTGGAACATGCTTATACAGCATTTCCATTTGTAGCTCAGTGGCTCCTCTGGGTTGCATTATTCTTTTGTTTTAGCACCCATTGAAACTCTTGTCACTTTAATTTCTAAGTCCTGTCTAAAATCATCTTGAGTTGTATCTGTTTTAGGATCTAGAACATCAGCTTGAAACTCATCTTTAGACGCATAGACTTTACCAGTTCTTTTGTTTTTAATGATCTCTTTAGCTTCAGCGGGTATTTTAATTAAATCACTCATAATTATCTTCCTTGTCTGTTGTACTTCTTATAATCTCTTTTTTCATTTTTTGAAAGACTTTTTTTATGACGACCTGGACGCTTCCTAGGTTTTGGTCTAGGTACGAAATGTGTAAATTTTTGTTTAGCCATTTTGATCTGATCTATTTATTTCAAGAATAGATACCACAGCTGAGACTGCATTGGTAGTGTTACACTCAATATTTAATGCGTCACTCTCTTCAAGTATAATAGGCCCTTTAGCAATATTACATATTGTTGGCCCAGAGATAGATGCATAAGCTATTTGTATTGTTGATGTAGACGAACTATCGGTAATACTTGCTTTTAATACTTTTGATCCAGATTCGTTTGTAACTTGTATATTCTGTATAATAGCACGTGAGTTAGATGGTGACGTGTACACTGTCACTGCTGCAGTAGTATTAGGATTATAGAATGCGTTTTTATAAATATTAGCCATTATGTTAAATCAACCCATTTTAATGTGCCACAAATATCATCACCATTACTAGCTCCTTTTGCACACAATGTTAATGTATCAGAAGAACCAGCAATTGTCTGTCCTAATTGATAGGCAAAATTAAATCCATCTTGTGCAAATTGCAAATTGTTTGCACCTTTACCAGACAGATATGCTTGGCCAACAACTGTTCCTCCTGTAATTGTTGTGGTTCCTGTTAAATCATATTCTACATTATCAGAATAACTAGTATATGAAAATGCTGTACTTGGTGTTGCATTGAGTCTTAATTCTATTTGAAAATCAGAATTAGAAATAGCGGATGCTGCAATATCAATTGGAATAATAACTGCATACGGTCTGCCAGATTTAATTCTAATCGTTGCTAAATTATAATACGTTCCTGCTGTGGTTAAATTAACTCCACCTAATGAAGCCGTTCCAATAGATTGTCTTAAACCTTCTGGTGCATAACCTCCTTCAATCATAGCAGTTGAACAAACTTGTTGTAATACTGCTGCACCTGATATAGTTCCCGTAGTTTCAATTTCATATCGAATAGGTAAGTTTGCAGTTTGCATATAGACAGTTGTTAAATCATTCGCATTTAAAAATGTATGAGCAACAATAAATTTACCATCTATTACAAAACCAACTCGTACTGCTCCCATACCTAACCATTCATAATCGGTAAATAAAATTGTAGCTTTATCTACATTTAAACTATATCCACTTGCACCACTACCATCGAGTTTATCTCCATTCCAAGAAGATTGAGATATTTCAGTATCAACTGCAGATCCCGTTACATATGTTCGTCTTACAATTTTTAATGTAGTGCCATCAGCATAAAAGAATATTCCATTGTTTGCATCAAACGTTCCTACTTTTTGTTTAAGATCTGCTTCCGGAGTATTCATTACAAATGTATTTAATATTAATAATGATTTACCTGGTTGATAACTCATCACTCTTTTTGATTGTCGAATAACTTTATCACCACTAGCTGTGGTTACATTTAAATTAACTGTAGATTTATTGGCTGTGTAAGTAACAGTTCCTGATCCTGTTAAGTCTTCATCAAAGAGATTGTTCTTTGACATAACATTTTTAGAATCAAATATAGTAAGTGGATTAGAAACTCTTAATCGTCCAAATGCATCGTAGGCAGTAGATCCATCTCCACCACCAATTACTGTTGGTTCTACATTGACGTTATTACATCCTTGGCTCATACTACCTCATTGTATACCAAGAAACTCTTTCGACTTCTTGTTTTAATTCTTCTTGAAAAGAAGTATTTAATTTATCTTTTAACGTTCTTAATGACTGAGATATCTGTCTTTGATTCTCCTCAGTGTATGTAGGTGTTGGTTCTGGTATGTTAATATCTACTTTAGCCATTAGCCCCTCATTCCATCTGGTTGAATATCTGCTCTAAACGTTCCAAATCTCCAATTTTGATCTGTAGAAGTATTAGCAATTTTTAAACTAGCAAATCTAGATCTTGCACGGGTATCTACTTTATCTGTAGAACTTGTAATTGTAAATGGTCCTAAAGGAGACGATGCTGCAGCATCTGTTGGGTAATCTCTCAGATTAATTGTAATTTGAGCATTACCAGTTAATAATTTGAAATCAGGTACAAATCTTCTCATGGACATAAATATTTGACCGTCACCTTCTACAGCTAGATCAAAATCTCCAGATTGTATGAACGCAGTTATTGCTGTTTTATTACCTGCAGAGTCTACTTCATTATTACCCACTTCATGAGCGTAATAGGTGCTTGCACCATTTATATTAGTTACACCTTGAATAACTGGAAAACTCGGTGTCCCTGATCCGTTGAACTGTGTTGCGTATGGATTATCATATAATGTTGAATCGTGCCAAGATGTTCTAGCTAATGATCCTGTTGTCCATACATTTTCTGTATAATTATATGTCACAACTCTATCTACGTTAGAAGAACCATTTTTAGGATAAAACCAACTAATTTCTTCATACAAATGATTTAATCCAGAATACACTTGCTCCCCTGCAGTATAATTTATTCCTAAATTATTTCCTTTACTTGTAAATACAAAATCTTCCACTAAACATGGTAATGATTTAACAGTACCATCAAATACAAAAAAACCTCCTGCTTGACCCATCCAAAAAACTTTTCCATTAACATATTTCAATGCATGTTGTCCCATTAAACCACAGTTGCTTCCCACTTGTCTAATTGAGAAAGTATAAGGTGGTCCAACGAATTGCATTACATATGCAGAAGTATCCGTTAATATTAATATATAATCTTTTGCTTTAGCTGCACCTATAATTTTAACACCAGAATCTAATCTAAATGTTCCTGCTGTATTTATTGATGTAGGTGTGTAATCAGATATATCTTCTTGATCAGAAAATCTTATAAACATTTTGTCTTGAGTAGCATTATTTCCAATACTGGTTTCTGTTCCAAGAACAATTAGATGTCTATCTCTTTCAGATACGATAGACATAACCGATCTTGTTGGGGCATTTGTTACAGCAGTCGCTCTTGTAGTAAGTGCCGTAGGGTTAGCTCCTAATGGATTCCATTCAAATGTTTTTCCATTTTTAATTGTTGCAATAAGCTTTTGTCCAAAATGATCTAAAGACCATGAAGCAGGATCTAGGATTACTGAACTTGTGATAGATGCTGAACCCCAACCTGTGTAAACTTCAACAGAAGATCCGTCTGCATGAGCAGATCTTGTGCCCGCTACATCTCTTGTAATATTTGTTAAATTATTGCCGGATATTCCTGTGTATGAAATAAATTCAGCTCCAACTTTTATTGTACCTGATGTTGGAAATCCTGTAACTGAAGAAAGTGTGATTGAAGTTCCCACACCTCCAGTACCGTTGGTATCATCTAACAAAGCTCCATTTAAAGTGCTTACAACCCCAGTAGCTCCACCCCATGAAGATGTTCCCCAACCATATCCTGCGCTTTGATTTAAGGGTCCTACTTTTACATATGGATTAATAGTAGCTGCACCACTCGCAGAGGTGGTCGCTGTGGCAGCACTTGCCATAGTAATTGTAAAAGTGTTTATTGCAGCAGTAACAACTTGAAAGGTGTTTGTTTCAAAATCAGCAGCAACAAAACCTGCGCCTACTGGAGGAGTTACTGAAGTAAATTTGAATAAATCTCCTGCGACCAAACCATGTGAAACTTTATTTACGGTAACAGTTGCTGAAGTATTTGTTGTATCAAAAGTAATTCCTGTAATAGCTGTGTCTAAAGGGGTAATATCATAAAAGGCACCTTCATAATAAATGAATAA